AGCCGCGTCCGCGCGGGGTGCGCAAGTTCATGGTCGAGTTCAAGGGCGGCCCGCTGGAAAAGCTGCCGTTCGGCGTAAAGCCGGAGGCGGTGCTGAGCGCCTCGCGCGGCACGTTCTCGTATGTGTTTACCGAAGCGGTGCCGAACGGCGTGCCGGGCCACTGGCGCGCGCAGTTCGACCTCACGGTTGACGGCAAAGAGTCCGTGGACATGCGGCTGTTCCTGCGTGTCGACGGCAAGCCGCTGTCCGAGACGTGGTTGTACCAATATCACCCAACCATGAAAACGTCGCAAGTGTATGAATAGAAAGGAAAAACTGCCTTTCTATGGGTAGAACATAGGCCCCAAATGCAAGGCTTTTCACGGCAATAAAATCAATGACTTGCGATGGGGTTTTGAACGCTAGTCGACACCCGGCTCGCGCTCATACCCGTCGCACGGGTAGCTCGTATTCGGTAGCCCCCGATCGCATCCCGCAACATAGCTCACCCAGTGCACCGTCGGATGACCATGCACCTTGACGATGGCGTGCGAGCACGTCCAGCACTTGCGCTCCCTGTGCAGGATGTCGCTCCAATGAAGGCCCTCGTCGAGTCCCGGGGAAGATGGGGTTTTCATACTGTATAAATATACAGTATTCGAAAAGGCGTCCCGCTCTATCATGGGCCGACCCCACGGGAGCCGCCCATGTGCTACTCAGCCCAGATCAAAGCCGACTACAAGCGCTTCGTCAGCGAGTACGGCGCAATCATGTCGCTCGACGAGTTCACGCGCCTGGTGACCGAATACTTCAAGAACCCGGGCTCGGTGAAGTTTCCGAAGGCCATGACAGCGCCGTTCCTGGAATCGCCGGAGACGGAGGAAGAGAAAAAAATTGCGGAGGTGCTGCGAGCCGGCCAGCAGGCGGAAGAGATCAAGCTCCTGCAGGAGCTCGCCAAGCAGCGCGAACGATTGGAGAAGGCGCGGGCCGCCGTGGAACGCAAGGCCACGAAGACCGCGACCGAAGAGCTGCGCAAGGCCTCGAACAAGGTGGCTTGGGTGGAGGGAAAGCTCGACGAGCTGAAGAGCACGGAGCTCAAGCCGCGCGATGCGCGCATCTTCCCTGGCTGGTACGCGCCCGTGATGATCTGGGAAAACGGCCGCCGAGTCATCAAGCCCATGCGCTACCAGTGCCGGCCGGCCGGAAAGCCAGAGTTCTACGACACCAAGTACCCAGGCACGTACAACGCGCGAATGGACAACCTTCGGGGGTTTTGGAAGGGACAATACGGCCATACGCACGGCGTAGTGCTGGTGGACGCCTTCTACGAGAACGTGAAGGATGCACAGGGAAGGAACATCATCCTGGAGTTCCGACCGGACCCTCCGCAGACGATGATTGTGGCCTGCCTCTGGTCGCACTGGCGGGCGACCAAGCCGGGCGAGAAGGATCTGCTCTCGTTCGCCATCATCACGACAGACCCGCCGCCGGAGATTTCGGAGGCCGGGCACGACCGCTGCCCGGTGCCGATCAAGTCCGACGACCTAGACGCCTGGCTGAGCCCCGACCCGAACAACCTTGAGGCGATGGACGAAATCCTGCGCCAAAACGGGATGCCACATTTTCGACACAGCACGCCCGGGTAGCATCAAAGCTCCAGCCACTTGGACTCACGAACTCTATTGCGCGACCTCGTCTGGAGCTTGGCGTATTAGTCGTTCGGCAATCTGCGGCGCTTCAATCAACCGGCGGATAAGTCTTCCACCCGCGTTCGCGGGGTGGTCACGTAGGACAAACAAGAAGTCCAGGCCGAATCCGCACAGACGGTCGTTGTCCTCGATAATTCGACGGAAGTCCACCTCTCTGTACACGTAGATCACTGATCGATCGACGTCGCCCGTGAAGTTACGTGAATCGGCTAGCAAAAAAGCATCAGGTATATCACGACTTAGCCCCCAAACCCAATGAGCCAACTTGTTACGGCTCTTTTCGTTTGTTTGAGCAATAGCAAGAAGCGCCTTCAAAACACGAAGTTCATCAGGCCTCTCAGAAAGCACGCTATTTGCTGCAGCTCGTATCGCTTTCGTTTTTGCGGACTGCGTTTCGAGTGCGCGATACATTGCAACAGCAACCGAACCGTTCCCTCCAAGTAATGCCTCGAACATACGCAGCAAGAAACCCTCAACATTGCTCCAGGAAGCAATTGCTTCCAACGCGACGGATGCCAACTGAGGATTGGTTTCTAAGTAGCGGGCGCCTGCGCTCCCAATTTCAAAGCTTGCATTAGGAGCTACGCTGGAAAGGGGTTGAGGCATTTTCTGAACGAAGAAATCCCAGCGAAGAAATGATCGGAGAAAGATACAGTACTCTAGGCTATCTAGGACGCCTTCCGCAACGCACGCGTCTCTTGCAAATCTATAGCGCCATGGCCGACAGAAATTCGCTTTCGCAGCGCCATTCTAGCCAGATTTTCGCCGACCCGTATTCCCGGTTTTTCGATAAGGCGGGTCATCAAGAAACAGAAAGCGAAGAGGATGACCAGCGCATCCGCATCACGGCCAAGTAGCATCAGATCATGCCGTTCCAGTCGTTTTACGATGACCTCATAGAGCCAGCTGTGGAAGACGTACACTGAGAACGTCAGCTCTGCCACTCCAGCGAACAGAACAGATGGGCCCATGAACCCTCTGGCAGTCCAAGCAGCAAAGAATATGAGGCACGCCAGTATCGCGAAATGCGCACCGATCCAATGAGGCTGTATCCACTCTACCAGCGTGAAATGCTGAGACAAGACGAGAACGGCGAACCAAAAAAGCACGCCATACGTGATGCGCTTAGTCTCGGCCAAATACACCATGGCGCCTAAAAACAGGAACGGGCCATAGATGTTGAGATAGCCGATGGAGAAGGAACCAATCTTCGGAAACGGCCCATATTTTCCAAGTGCTACGGTAGCGCCCAAGAAAATAATTGCGAGGATCCTCCCATCTGCTCGCATCACCTTCGCCGCAGACAGCACCGTCATGAACATATAGAAGACCACCTCTATGCGAAGGGTCCAGTCAACCATATCGAGAACACCTGGAGTTCCAACAAAGTCGCCCATGAGCGTCAGCTGCATGAACAAATTCCAGGGGTCACGCGGGACGCCGTGGCGCAAGTCGAGTGCGTATTCGATAAGAACCGCAACGATGAACAACGGGTATATCCGGAAAAACCGCTTAATCGCGAACTCGAGCGTGTGCTCGCGTTGCAAGACGTGGGTGATGATGTACCCAGAGACTAAGAAGAAAAGCACCACGCCGGCGCCACCACCAAAAATCAGCGGCTCCGCCCAGCCTGAAAGAAGGCGCGCCGTAGCATGGGCGTGCTCGTTTTGGCTGAATGCCACGATAGGGTTGTAAAACTTGTGCCCCAACAGGACGCTCATAAATGCGATTACCCGAAGGTAATCCAAAAATATGAAACGTCCCTGACCAGATGTCCCTTCCCTCGCGTTGGCTCTCATGGCGGCGGCTCTAATAGTTGGCGATGCTGATTATATATGGAGCCTCCGGCAATTTTTCCCCAAGAAAGGGGCGTCTGCGGAGAGATTCAGTCATGTGCGCCTTAATGGCAAGCGCCTAAGGCCGCCAGCAAGCGCGCCTCGTAACCCTTCCGCAATTCGATCTCGGCCAACGCCGCCTTGAAGAAATCGAAGTCGCTGGCGGACACCGGCACAGACGCGAGAGGCCATGCGGGCGCAGGCGTATCCGGAACCTTGCACGGGACCGGCACCGGGATTTGCACCTCGACAGGCTTTTCTATGACCTGTGGCGCGCTGGCGCAGCCCGCCAGCAGCAGGCACAGGAACGCGGCGCGGATCATGGCTGGCTCCCCGTGTAGCTGACGCGCAGCGCGTGCAGCGAGGCGCAGGCATCCACGCCCGGCTGCTGCGCCAGGATGCGGCCGGCGGCAATGCTGTACTTCGACTGAACCACCTGGGCGGCCTTGTCGGCCGCCGCAGCTGCTGCCTCGCGCGCGACTGCCGCCTTCTGCATGTCGGTCAAGGCTTGGCTCTGGCGCGCCAGCGATGCGCCGAGCGCCTGGTTGTCGGCCTTGGCTTTGTCCAGATCGGCCTTCGCCTGCACCAGCTGCGCGCGCGCCGTGTCGCGCTCGTGCTTGTAGACCATGCCGACGGCGGCGGCCATACCGATGACCAGCAGCACGGACACGATCAGGATGCGCTTCACATCGCCGAACAGCCAGGCGGCTACCTTCTCAATGACCATCAGCATGGTGGATGACCTCGTTGGGGGTGAACTGGTAGCCGTCGATCGCGTACCGCTGGGCGATCCAGAGCGGGAAAGGCATGTCGTGGATGCCGGCGTCTTTGCCGGTGTGGTGCTGCTTGCAGAGCAGCAGACCGTTGACGGTCATGTCGTCGACGAACTGGTAGGGGTCGGCGGGCACGCGGTACTGAGCGTCCGGGTGTCCCTTCACCGCCGGCGCCGTGACCGTCTTGGCGTCTTTGAAAAAGCCGTCCCAGTCGAAATCTGCTGCACGCTGGCCAAACTCGCCAGCCTTGGCCTGCTCGACGAAGCGCTCCCAGTTGATGAGATTGGCAAGCGAGCGCTCGATCGGGTGGTGGTGTGCTTCCAACGGATGGCCGCTCTCTTCCGCGGTGCATCCGCAGATGAAGCAGCGACCGCCCTCGCGCTCGATCAGCAGCTTCTTGGAGTGCGTGAACAGCGCGGTCGTCACGCGCGCCTCGTGGCCGGGCAGTAGCACGTCGACGGCTATCGTCTCTTTCTCTTCGTGGGTATCAGTGACGGCCATGCGGCCCTCCAGAAAAGCGAAAGCCCCGCGCTGGGCAGGGTTGATATGGACTGTTTTGGACAGTTATGGGCGTTTATGGATCAGGACATAAACAGCTTCTGCTCTGCCTCGCGGCGCAAAGTCAGGCCGCGCAGCACCGACCCGCCCGCCTTGTTCCAGCGCGGGAACTCTGCCGATGCGCCCTGGACGTCGCCAGCGTTCAGCTTGCGAAGCAACGTCGACGATCCGAGGTTGCCCAGTCCGCAGTTGAAGGCGAAAGAGACCAGCGCATCAAACTGGCCTTGTGTGACTGCGACCTTGAGCAGCGCGGCGACGCCCCTCTCGAAACGCTGGAGGTCAGCAGCAAGCAGCGCGTCGGCCTGCTCCTGCGTGACCACCATCCCCGGCCACACGTTGCCTGTGTGGCCCCACCCGATCGTCAGGACGCCAACGGCATCGCGATAGGCCACAAGCCGGCATTTCTCGAAACTCTTGATCAGCGCGATGCCAGCGACTGACGTTTTCATCTGGTCAGCCATTCGTGCCGCCCGCCGTGATCTTCCGCGCATCGTCCGCCAACTCGGCGACGATCTCAGGCAGGTCTTTGTCCTTGCGCTTCTCGATGTAGTTGAAGAACCAGCGGACGATCGCCCAGGCCGGCAGCCCGCAGACAAAAATGAGACCACCCACAGCCACCAGGCCCATGTAGTCCTGCGTCCACGCCTGGATGCCCAGGTAACGGACAACAGCAGCGCCCCCACACAAGCTGCCAATTACCGTGGAGATCAGCGCCACAGTCCACTCGGCCGTGCTGCGCGGCCGCATCATCGACATCACCACAATCGTCGCAAGCACGCTCGCTCCTCCCGCCACGGCGGCCGGACCGCCCAAGGCTTTGAAAGCCGCGGCACCCGCTGCCCCTGCTGCTGCGCTGCCGCTAATTGGTTCGGACATTCAGACCCCCAGAAATAAAAATGCCCGCATACAGCGGGCTGATGTCGGCTTGTGTTTTGCTGCTATTTCCGCGTCGCGTTGGCGGCGCAATGGCCAGCACCAAACATCGCATCGATGACAGGGGCAACAATCTTCGCCCAACGCTTGCCGGCCAAGAGAGCATTCCCTGTCCGGCTTGATATGGTCTCTCCCCGCGCGCCACCGAACAGCGCATTGCCGCACTCGTCGTAGGCAATCGCCATACTCAGTGCACGAGAACTCGACCCGAAAGACGCATGGCACGCCATAGCTAACAGAAGAACTGGCGCCGTTAAAACACACAACAACCAAACCAACATCAGCTTTGCGCGCCCCATCGTCAGCCCCAGGTAATGGCTTGGACAGCAGCAACCGTCTTCGCCGCACCAACAGCCGCGGCCAACTGCGCCTTCTTCCGCAGCGCAGAAATGATCGCGTTTTTGGCGTCTTGTCCGACCTGTTGAATCTGCGCGGCCGTGTGGTCCGCATATGTCCAGTTGCCGTTTGCATCAGCACACCAAAACGGCGTGGTCCAACCGGCCTGAAGCCCAGGCAGAAGTGACGCAAGGACCGACGCCGAAAGATTCTGCTGATCTGTCATCTGGCTTGGATACGTATGAGGGGCCCCGAGCGCAGAAGATTGAAAACCGCTGAGAATCGCGTCTCGGCAGGACGTCGAAAGAACGGCGGTCTGACGGTCCTTCGCGGCCTGCAACAGTTGAGCGGCAGACGGTGGCGCCGGCGCGACGAGAGCACCGTTCACGACGGTGAAACCAGCGCCTGAGATGCAGGATTGCCACTGCTCATCAGTGATCGCGATGACGTTGCCTTGCCCTTCTGGAACCGGGCTATCTACGGAGTCGTAAAACGCCGTGATGGTCCCTTTTTCGTCAAACGCCGCAAACTTCTGACCCATGGATGACCTCCGTTATTTGCCGATTGAGATCCAATAGGCGGATCCGCTGTAAGTTGACGCGCACGTGAACAAGAAGCTGGCGTTGGTGTTTGCATTGACCCAGACCATGTTGTTTTGTCCGCTCACCGCAACGGTGGCCAAAGCAGTGGTTGGATATGCAAGAGGGAATGTGATTGTCGCGCCGCCAGTTGTAGGTGTAGCGGTGCCCCACTGGATAATCAGTCCGCTCGGAAGCTTTTGATACCCACTGGAACCCAAATTAAAGGCGAAGGCCGCGCACGCTCCGAGGAGGTTGGCAACGCTTAGGCCGTTCGAGCCCTGCACGACGCTGGGTGCTGTGGACCACGTTCCGGCCGTAGCCTCCGTCACGGTCACATAGCCGATCACTCGATACGGAGAATTTGCTGCCACGGCGGAAGCCGAGTACACAACGCCAGAGCTGTTCGAGCTTCCGCTAATTGTGGTCGGGCTGATGAGACCCGCTTCATCCAGGTTCAAACTACCGCTCGACGTGTTTGCTACACACAAGACCGGTATGCCCGCATTGTACGCAACGATCAATGCGAGCTGTGCGGCAACGCTGTTGGACGTTCCGAGCGTGGCCCCTGAAGGAACAGTAATCGAGAGGTTGGACGCGACGGACCCAACCACTGGAGCACCGCTGGAGAGCGTCGGATTGCGAAATGTCAGCGCTGTAGGCCCCGTCAAGGTCAACGTCAGCGCATTAGAGGCTACTGATGCGGATACTGCAGGGAACATCTGGCCAAGCTGCAACGCATGTTGGCTCTGCGTGGCGGAGGCGACCTGTTGAGTTCCGCCGGTGCACTCCATGACGATCCACGCCCCGTTTCCACCATTGACCGTGCTTGCCACAACATACATCAGGCATGCAACACCCTTTTGCGGAAGTTCTCCACCCTGCAAAGGCTGCAACCCAAGACCAAGAATGGGCTTTGCCCCCAGTCCGTCCACATTAAGCGTAGACGGACCTGTGTTGGTGTTCGCGATCGAAACATCGATGGTCAGCCCAGAGACCGTAGGATATGCCCCCAGCGCCGCAGCATTCGCTACAACATAGGCGTTTGCAGTACCTGTGTCAGTGAGGACTGGGTTCTGGCGAGCAATGACCGAAATGGCTGTCGTCAGATTTGCCAGGAGCGTCGCAGTTGTTCCGTCGTCAACGGCAGGTTGCCCAGCGTTGTTGTTGATGAGCTGCGCCAAGACCGCAGCCATGATGCTCGCCTGCCGCCAAGTCTTATTCAGCGCCGCCGATTGCGCGACGCCGGACTGGTATCCAGTCGAAACAGCGCTCAGCGCAGCGTATGCGGCCTGCGACAGCACGTTAGCGCCGCCGCCGGTGGCGAACGGCAGGAAGTCGTTTTGCAGGGCCATTCGGGCTCCAAGAAAAGAAAAAGCCGCCCGAAGGCGGCTTGTTGCGGTTTGATACTGGATCAGGCGGCCACAGCCCAGGACCCGGAGTCGAACCCTCCGATGTACTGGTTCTGCACATCGAACCCGAACAGCGAAGTGTTGTTGATCGAAGGAACTACGTACATCGCGCGCACTCCTTCCGGCTTCAGTGGCAGGTATCCTCCGGAGAACAGCGCGCGCAGTAGAGCGCTAGGGATAGCCCCCGAGACGCCCACTGTCATCGTCATGTCCTGGTTGTCCTGGATGAAGATGTAGCTTCCAGAGCCGTTGAACAGATTCGCGTATGCGGCTGCGGCGCCCGGAATCGTTCCGTCCCAGCTGTTGGCTGCAATCTTGGCGCGGATCAGCGTCCGGTAGGTCACGTCATCCAGCGACGTGAGTCCTGTGGTCGGATCGAAGGGTCCCTGCCAGTTGCCCTGATCGAAGCCTAGGCCGGCGGTATCGAACGAGAAGTAGACGCTGAGGGGCGTCCTGACCTGTCGCTTGATCCCTGCCCACTGTCCTACGGCATCCAGTTGCACGCCCACGGCCTGGTCAAGATCGAAGGCGGCGGGAATCGACTGGGCGACGTTGATCTGGTCTGCGAAGAACTGGGCGACGATGGACATCATCGCCATAAACTTCGGCTTGTCCGCATGCTCCGTGGTGATGAGCGCGGTGTAGTCGGAAGGCTGTGCCATGTCAGGTGACCGTGATCGTTACTGCAGACGATGGGGTAAGTATCTGCCCGGCGTGATTGAACGCCAGGGGCACGTCAGGCGTTCCAGCACCCCCCGGACCACTCAGCGTGAAGGACGTGATGCGGAATGTATTGCTGCCAGCCACGGACTTGGCCGCCGAAAGTGCCGAATCCCACTCCACCGTGCCGCCGGGAGCGCCACCGATAGCCACCGCGTTGACGTAGGCAGCCACCGCGTTCTGGATGGCTGCGCCGATTGACGATGTGTAGCCGGCCAGCGCTTTGAGTGTGATGGCGCATGTGATGGCGTCGTACGTCGGGCGATAGAAGCTGATCGCATGTGCGATGCCGTAGGCATCAGTCACAGAGACAGTGGTTGTGCCATACGTGCCGGTGCCTGGTGTCTTCTTTGCCGCGATGGCGGTCGCAATAGCGGTAGAGTCACCCCCCTCTACCACGAGGCAGATACTGTTTCCAGGAATGCCGTTGGCATCCGCCACCTTCGTGTCGTTCTCGTACGGGGTCACGCGAGTGACTCCCGGAACAGCCCACACGGCGCCTACGGTTCCCTCAAGAACCGTGCGGGATGGAAGCGCCGTCGAAACTGCCTGTCGAGCCTTCAGTTGCGAATCGGTTTCGACAGGCGCGCCGGCGGCCGCCGCCGTCAAGTTCGTCACCGACTGCCAGCCGAGTGTCGGCGTCGCAATCTGGTTCACGGTGCCGATGCCGGCTTGTACCGCACCTGCAGTCTGACACGTCGCCGTGACAGTAATAGTGCCGCTCGGCGGAATTGTCACGCTGGCCGGCAGATTCCACTTGTTCCCGTTGGCATCCTGCGTCACGCCGTTCGTGATCACGGTCCCGGCTGCGCCGATAACCACCTGGTCAACCGTCGAGTTCGTCGGCGTGTTGCGCTTGAGGCCGTTGATCTTCACGGCGCTCGACAGGTTGGCGTTCTGCGCTGTCGCCGGCGAGAACGCATTGTATGCACCGATGATGGACGCGTTCAGGTCATTGATGGGCGTGGCGATTCCGGCAACCAGGAACTGGTAGTCCTGCGAATCGCTGCCGAGGTAGACATCTGCACCATAGATGCCCTGATACTTCGCGATGACGTACTGCAGCACATCCGAGAACGCAGGCGCGTGGATGCCAGACGCGTCGATGACCGGCGCGACAGAGGTGATGGTCATAGCGAGGTCGAAAATGTCGTTTGTCCGTACTGCGTGTTAATCGTCGCCGTAACCGTGAGCACGCGTGCCTGTGAGTCCACCGAGCTCGAATAGCTCACGATCTCCGTCACGCCTTGTGTGCCGAGAATGCGGTCCCTGATTGCCGCGTCGTACTGGTCCTTCGTGTACTTCCCGAGAACCTGCGTGTTCCAGGGCGTGCCGTCGGTGACATCGAGGAACCATTCGCCTAGCGTGAGCCGCAGGCGCGTCTGCACAGCCTGCGCAACAGCCTCGGCTTGGTCCCGGTAGAAGTCACCCTGCTGGTGCCCCCACGTGTAGTCGCCATTGGCGTCGAGCTTTCGGTACCGCATGGTGATCCTTAGTTCACGGGTCCGGTGTTACCGCCCTGCGGGTCAGTGTGGGTGTGCGTGTCGTCGACTCGCTTCCCGTTCGCAGTGATCTGGCCGATCACGTTCAAGATGCCGTTGAAGACTGCCGCTGCACCGCTCGCGGCGCTGCCGACCATGCCGCCCACGAAGGTCAGCAACCCGCTGATCGTCACGCCGGCGGAAAAGGTGGAGAGCGGCGCAATCACGTCGAAGCCGCCGGGCGCGACGATCTTCACCTTCTTCGTCGACGGATTCAGGTCGATGTACGTGGCGCCATCATTGCTGCGTAGTTGCGTGCTGGCCGTGCTGATCCCGCCGATCTTCGTGGCCTGCGAGAAGAAGCCCACGAAGGCGAAGCCGTCGCTCAGGTCGTGGATGCGCGGGTCCATAGGAGCCTGCACGCCACCGGACTGCCACCACCCATCAATGCAGCGCGCTGCGAACACCACCAGGCATTCATCATCCTTCGCAACAGGAAACGTCAGGGTGCATCCGCCGCCGCGGGGGAAGTGCACCGGCACATCAACCAGCAGCGGCATGTTCACAAACTGCGCCGTCCCGTCCGGCGCATGGACGATGCCCTTGATCGCCAATTGGACTGTGGCGGTGACGGCGCCGGCGTTGAACGACTGAATGATCCCGGGCATCGACGTCCAGAGGCCCGAGCGGAGCCCATCAAGGGCCACCCGCAGCGCTTCCTCAGGGTCATCCCAACGTTCTCGGCTATCCACTTGTCACCGCATTTGTGTAGGTCGACGTCAGCGGAGCCGTGCCGTTCACGCCCGCGCAGATCATCTCGGTGTAGAAGTCCTGACCACGCGTGTCGCCAGACTGGCTCAACGCGTAGACCTTGTAGAAGCCGTCGTCATCGAGGCTCGGAAAGTAATTCGTCGCTGTGTAATCCGTGCTCAGCGCAGCCTGCTGGACGCTCGAGTTGTTAATCTGCACCCGCGTTCCGGGCTTGATGTTCGGGTTCAGAAGCGCTTTGACGATGATGCCGTCGACCGTCTGGATCGGATTTCCGATCATGCCGGTGGCGGACGTCAGGACGATCGCCTCGCCGGGAACGAAGCCGTTGATGGGCACCATCTGCAGCTGCCCGTTCTGCACGCACCAATGCGTACCGCTGGCGCCGGCCAGCTGCCGCATGTAGTCGCGCGTCATTCCATAGCAGACCTTTCCGCGCGGCATCTTTGTAGGCGCAAATGCCGGGGTGAAACCGGCAGCGATGCCGTACTGCGCCATGGACTGCAGCAGCACGCGGTGATAGTCGGACTGCGACCAACCGGCGGCCAGCGTCGTGTTCGCCACCGACCAGTTGTAGGCTTCGTCGCCATCGGCCGCGATCAGGTCGATAAACGTGTCGGTCGCGTTCTCCCGGCCCTTGCGAACCTGTTTGATAGCGCCCGAGAAGATCAGCCCGAAGTTTTCGCCGTAGCCGGCCTGCAGGAATACCTGCTTGAATTCCTTCTGGATGCTCTTCGCCGTAGCATCGGCCACGTTGTATACCCGGATCGTCGTGTGCTTTGGGCTCTGCGTCGTGGCGCTGAAAATCCGGAACGTGACATGCAACTCGGACAGGTCTAGACCTTTCCCGTTCGCGTCGCCCACGATCAGGCTAACTCGTCGAAGCCACTGTTGGGTCATGATGGGATCACACAGTAGAGACGCGATTCCGTGCCCAGGTTGGTGAACGTCGGGGGCGCATCCGCCGCGTCGGTCTGCACCCAAAGCTCGAAGCCGAACGCCATGTAGGCGTACTGCGCAAGAAGATCGACGCCGGTAACCAGCGGGATGCCAGACAACAGCGGATTGCCGCTCACGTCGGCAATGTCTAGAAACCAACTGCCGGCTGCATCTCGCCAAGCCAGCGAAAACTGGTACTCGACACCAACGAGCGTGATGTTGAAGCTCTGCGGTTGCGCCGTGAGCGGGATCTCAAAGATGCTTGCCATCAGTTCAACCCCAGCGCGGACGCGCCCCGATATAGCAGGCTGGTGTTCGTCGCCTGTGGCTGCTTGGTGCCAGTGTTCGTCGCCTGCCCTGTCTTCTGCGGCATGGCTTGGTTCTCGGCCGGCACGAGTTGCGTCGTTGTCGTCTGGACGATAATCACCTCGCGGCAGTGCAGCGTGGCGATGCAGGCGTTCTCGGTCTTCGCGTCTGTCGTCACGTCGAGCGACTGGATCAGCATGTTCTGGTACTTGCGCTTCCCAGTCGAAATGCTGAACAACTCGCGGTTCTTCTGCAGCTTCAGCAGCCGCTCATACGCGTACGACGAATAGTTCCCGAACTGCAAGGACGTGATCGACGCGATGCTGCTGTTCGTCCAGCCGATCGTGATCGTGAGCTCCGACGGCTTCTTGTAGGCGTGGTCGGAGATCTGCGCACCCTGCTCCACAGGATGGTCGGTGATGACAAGCTCGTCGTGATGGCGCTCCTCCAGCGTGATGTACGCGCTGAAGGTGCCCAGTGACGAGTTGATTGCGCGCTTCGGCATGAAGATGGCGCTTATCAGGTCCGCGCCGGCGACCGCCGCCAGCGCGATCCCGCTTGTGACGAGACTAGTCATTGCACTGCCGTCCTCATATTGCGCACCAGACGCTGGTTCACCCCGTTCTGCGCCTGCGCCACTGCCTGTGCCGTGGACCGCGGATCTTCGCCGCCGGTGACGTGGATGTTTGTTTCCTGAGTCAGCGTCACCGGCGCCTGAGCCGCAGCCTGGGCACCGGCCGCACGCACGGCTGATGCCGACGCGAGTTGCTCGGTGCTGTACGGGTTGCTCCCGTTCTCCACCTTGATGATCGCGTCCATCAAGCCCTGCATGACGCGCGGATCGTTCACGTTCAGCGACGCGTTTGCATCGACGCCCAACCGCTTCGATACGCTATCGATGTATGCCTGCGTGTCGTTTTCAGTCGGCGGTGCGAACTTCGAGATGATCGCGCGCACGCTGTTGATTCCGCGCTGGGCGTACAGGCGCAGCTGCCGCGCAAGCGCCACCAGTCCCTCCTCGGCCGTCTGGAAAACCGCAAACCGTCCATTCGGGCCGCTCTCGCGCGTTGCGCCAGGCTGCCCAACGTAGTTCAGGTTGCCCGGGTTGTTATTGCGGATGCCGCGCGGCTGACGTGCGCCGGCCCCCGACGCAGCAGGCGCCTGAGGTGCCCCTGCTGCGGGCGCCGCCGGTGCCGCAGGAGCGCCTTGCGGCGTCCCCGCTTCGACCGCCGCGGGCGCTTCGGGCTGCCCATATGGCTTGCCCTGCCCGGCCAGAAACTCCCCGACCGCGAACTTGAGGCGATTCCAATCGCGGTGCCAGATGGCATTGATGGCGTCGACAGCGGCGATGGCCCGGTACATCATGTCCGACAGCAGATCCTTCAGCCAGCGGATGCCGGCGCCGGCCGCTTTGATGCCCGGCTCCCACTGAGACCAGTCGATCAGGGTCTTGCCGCCTTCCTTCCAGACCTTGTAGTCGTCGTACAGTGCCAGGATTGCGGTGCCGAGCGCGACGATGCGACCGATCGGAGTGGCCAGGAAGCCCGCCGAGAGCAGCTTCCACGCGATCCCAAGCGCAGCGACCGTCTCGATGATGGTCTTGACGGTGCCGTCCAGACCGTTGAACCAGTCGACCACGGCGCCGATGGCCTGCATCCCACGTAGCGCTAGCGTGCTCACTACATCCGCCATCAACAGGACGCCGCGCGCAACCTTTTCGACGATTCCGGCGACGCGACCGAAGTTGTCGACCACACCATCGCGGAAGCGGCGCAGATCACCCGCCAGCTTGCCGGTCAGCGTGGCCGCCACCTTCTGGCCGAGGATCACGAACGCGGCGCCAAGTGAGCGCACCTCGTTCATGAACTCGTGCGACGATTTCGCCGCTTCCTGCGAGTCCATGCCGGCCTTGGCCAGCATTTCCTTGTACTCGTTGCTGAACTGCCCCATGCCCTCGCGCATGGCCATCAGCGTCTTCTCGTCAATGCCCAGCGCTTGCGCGTAGGCATTCGACAGGTAGTACGGCATCTGCGCAAAGCGCGCGCCGAGATCGCCCATGATCTCGGTGGTATCCCGCAGCGCGCCATTGGCTTCGCGCGTCTGGACGCCGATGCTGTGCAGTAGGCCCTCTGCGCCCGGGCTGTTCCGCATGAAGCGCGCTAGGCTCTCGAGCGAGCCGCGCGCGGCCTCGGCCGACGAGCCCATCTGGCCGGCGGCAAAGCCCAGTGCCTGAATGTTCTCGACGGTTGCCTTCGTGCGCAGCGAGGCGAAGTACAGGCCCTCCATCTGGTCCGCGATCTTGGCGACGCCAGCCACTACAGCCGCCGCGGTCGTCGCCACAGCCGCGCCGAGCTTCGCAACCTTCACGGTCGCGTTTTCAACGCCGTCGACGAAGCGCTTCTGCCCTGCCTCGTCCACCTTGAACCCAAGGCCGACCAGGAACTCGCGGATGGTATCGACGTTACTGGCCATTCTTTTGCTCTGCGAGTCGGTGGGCGAGTTGAGTGTTTTCTGCCTTCACGTCGAGCGCCTCGTTCATCAGCGCAATGTCTGCGAGGTCGATGGTGCCGTCTTTGAGGCTTTCGTACCGGCACATGCCGCTCACGATCGGCCGCATCAGCCAGTCGAGACCGTCAGGCAGAGACGCCCAGGCTATGCCGTCGGGTTCGTCGGTTGAGCGTTCGCGAGGAACCCGGACAAGAAAGGGCCCAGGCTGTACCAGATGACTTTGGCGACGAGTTGCACAGTGGCGCCGAGATCGATGTCGTCGAACATCAGGCCACCGCCAGCGCTATACACCGGAGCCCAGTTGTTCATCTGGTTGCGCTGCACCACCGCCAAGCAGGTGTTCACCACGTACTCGAAATCGACGTCTGGCATATCCGCCAGCGCCTGCGTCAGCGGCTCGACCGCGGCCGCGACGGCCGTCAGGTCATCCGCCGGCGCGCCATCCTTGGCCGACTTGGTGAACTGCACGAAGACCGGCAGCAGTTTCGGCAGGACCGGCCCCACCTTGCGGGACACGTGTAACTGCTTGAACGTGTCCAGCTTGGCCGCGCGGTACTTCTGGCCGCCGATCTCAAATTCGATCGTCTGCATCTAAGGCTCCGGTCAGTAGGTGCCCAGCACCGAGTCGATCTTCACGGCGTCGAAGACCCACGACACGATGTCGCCATCCTTGGCGTACTTCAGGTCGGGTTTCTTCTTGAACGCGCACTCGCGTCCGACGTGAAGGTCAGCCGCAGCGGTGTTCGTGATCGTGATGATGTTCTTGCCCCACAGCGAGGCGCTGATGGCCTGGGCGTCGTACATGGCCATCAGCTTCTGGTTCTGCGGGCTCGTCTTGAGCAGCCGGATGGTGATTTGGCCAGACTTGTCGGCATGCAGGCTGTGCATGCCTTCGCCGTCCGATCCCACCGTCATGGTGTTCTTGTCGCCGGCGGGGTTGACATCGACACCCTCCTCGGCCACAGCATTGCCGTAGCCGAGGGAGAGGGAGCCAGTCGGGCCGACCAGCGAGACCGAAACGTCTTTGAAGCTATACGCGGGCATGGTTCACCTTATCGTTGGACGTTGACGGTCAGCGCGATCGAGTGAATCGCGCCAGCCTCGAGGGCTGCGACCTGAAATGGCACCGACTTGCGCGCCTGGCGATCCGACAGCGACTGCGACGAGATCGGCGGCGTGTACACGTAGTAGCCCTTGGACAGGGTGTCACCTTGGTTCAGCGCACCGAACCCTGCCTGCTGCCAAACACCAGCGGCCAGATAGCCGTTGGTGACTGCTGCGGCGCAGGACGACTCGATCGTCGCGGCCAGCACCTGGTTGCCGGCGTCGGTCTGCGGGATCTTCGTCGGGCTCGTATAGAGCGCGTTGTACAGATCGGTCTGGACGCGATTTCGGAACCAGATCGCGTTGTAGATCGAGTCGATGAAAATCCCGCTCGGCGTGATGCCGTTCTGGATGATCGCCGTGCTGTTGTCGTAGTTGACGTAGTAGTTGTAGTTTTTGCCGTCCAGCGCGTTGGCCTGCGTCGTGTTGATGGACTCGGCAACGACGCCCGGCTCCGTCTTGTACATCAGCGTGATGGTCGTCCGGTTGCCGTTGAAGTTCACGGTCAACAGGCGGCCCAGCATCGACGCCACCGCGTACGGGCTGGTGCTCGACCACTGCGCGAAGCTGTACTTGTAGTCCAGCTGCTTCAGCAGGTAGCCGATGTCAGTGGTCTGCGTCGAATCCACCGCAGCCGCTTCCTGCGACGTGATGCCGTACAGGTGCGCCTGATCAGCCTCGATGTAGGCGGCCACCGCCAGATGCTGGTTGTTCGTGATGGTGCTGTCAGCGAACGTGATGCCCAGGAACTGGCGGCCGAAGTTCGAGACCATGGCGGCGACAGCATCCACCGGCTGCTCAGCGGCAACGCCGTTCACCGGCGCCGAGGCGACGCCGGACGTCAGGCCCAACTGGGCTGACACATCGGTGCCCGAGGCCGGCGACGTCGCATACGTGATCGACGACGCGTTCACACCGCCCGACAGCGTGGCGCCGGACACGGTGATGTTGGTGGACGACTTGGCGAGCGTGAAGCTGTTGCCGGCCGTGCCAACGGATGCGTACGTCACCGTCACGACGGCCAGCGTCGTGGAGTACCTGCACTTGCTGATGTTGACGTCGGCCGATGCCTGCAGGAACGCCTGAAGATTCGCCGCGGTCTGTGCGGCAGTCGTGCCCAGCAGCACCTGATTGCCGGTGGGGTTGGCGCTCACGAACGTGATTGCCGTGCCACCGACCGTCACCGTGTCATTCGCTGCCGGGTTGCCGGTCAGCGTGATCGTGCCGCTTGCGGCCGTGCCGGCGCCAGTTGTGGCGCTGGTGATCTCGAAGCGGCTGTAGTTGGCGTTCCAGACACAGCTCCCCGCAGCGCCGAGTGCGGTAGAGATGACCGAGGCAACACCGTTCAGGTTGGTCTGCGCCGTGAAGTCGAGGCCCGTGACGTTCTTGACCACGCCGTCGATCGTGATGCTGAGCGCACCATTCGAGACGATCGTCCAGTTGGCCATGGCCTGTGCAGCGGCGGCGATCAGGCCGCCCTTCAGCTTTGCGGCAGTGGCCGTCTTCGCCCAGCGGCCCACCAGCAGCGACTGGGGCTGAGGCACCTGGTTGAAGTACAGCGCCGCGGCGAGATACTCGGGGGCCGTCAGGCCAAAGTCCGTGCCCACGGCTGCCGCCGACGCGTACGCGCGGAAGCGCTCGCCCGTGTCGATGACCGACGATGCGCCCAGGATCAGGCCGGTGTTCAGGTTCGCACCCTGCGCGGCCTGGGGCGACATGTTGATCGATACGTTGATGAGCCGCGAGACCGGCAAGGTGTTCGGCATGGACCGCTCCAATGAAAAAGGCCCGCACTGGGCGGGCCTATCGAAAGGGATGAATCAGGGGTTACTGCGTAACGCTGACTGGCGTCGTCACGGCTGGCGTCTCGATCGTCGCGCCGGCCGACAGAAGGTTGAGCACCGGATACGTGCGCATGATCTTCCGGCGGAAGACCAACGTCACGTCATACCGACGAATCCACTGCTGGTTCACCAGTTCGGGAACAGGGCGCATGTCGCCCTCGCTCACCGACTGGATGTCGTTAGTCTTCAGCTGCTCCAGGTTCTGCGGGATGGAAAGGCCGTCGAGCAGCAGCTGTGCGTATTGCATCGAGTTCGGACCGTAGAACGTAGCCAGGACATCGATGGTCTGGTGCCGGATGTACGCGTCGGAACCATCGCCAGACGGGTTGTGCGCTATGGCCGGCCCGGCGTCCAACGGTTGTGCCGAAATGCCTAGGGCGCACCAGTTCGTCGAGGGCTCAGGCTGCTTCGGCACCGTCGGCTGCCAGCGCGGCCGCACCATCTGGCCGGGCAAGCCCGTCACACCGACAATCAGCTGCTGAAACACCGCATCAAGGGCGGCGTCCTCAAGCGGGGGCGTCGCGACAGCGGGCGCAAGGTATCCGCCGGTCGAGCTGTCGTTCATCGCTTATCCCGAGAGTTGCTTCATGGTGCACGTCGCCGCGACAAATCCACGACCGTACGTGCTGTAGTCGTTCACGTTCGTCACCGTCCACTGTCGGCCTTGCCAGTTCACGACGTCAGCGTCGTATCCCGCTTGGCCGGCGATGAGCCTGTATGGCGTGTGAATAGTGATGGTGTCCTCGATGTGCTCGCCTTCCGCGACGCGCTGCAGCACCGAGCCGTTCAGGCTGGTCACCACACCATAGAAGGATGTGGTCGTCGGAGTATCCACCGCGATCCCGCCATCGGTGACCGTCTGCGCATTGCGCGTAACGCTCAGCGTCGTGTCCAGGAAGTCCGGGTCAAGCAGTACGTCGGTGACGTCGAGAAACGGCATTACTTGTCCCTCACCACATAGGTGATCGACTGGCGATACTGCCCGGTGTCGATAAGCGGTTTCGCGTTGCTGTTGTCCGGCGCGTTGCCGGCGGCCCGGCTGGCCAATTCCTTAGCTGCTCCGGCGCGACCGCGACGCGCCCGCGCACGCAGCGTTGCCTCCGCCAGCGGCACGAACGGCCCTTCGGTGATCTTCGCGCGCACCGCGTTCTGGCCAATGATCCCGGCCTTGTTCAGCGCCTTGATGACGCCCGGCGCCTGGCCCGACAGAGCGGCGGTTACACCACCGCCCAGAGCATCAGCTATCGGCGCCTGCGCGTCCTTGATCCCCGGCACCAGATGAGGCCGCGCCGGAATGTTGTTCACGGGCGAACCGGTCTCCATGATGTAGCCGATCGCCGCGTTGTTGATGGGCTCGTCGTCCCGGCGCTCGCCGCGCGCCTCTGGTACGCCCACGAGCACCTCCTTGGCTGCCAGATCGCTGATCGACTTGATGACCGCGCCCAGCTTGTCGACGGTCATCTTGACGGTCATAGCTGCATGCCTCCGGCGCCCATCGCGCGGGCAATCGTCATGAATCGGACGCCATACGTGGTCATGTTCCAGAATCCGGCGTCGGAAAGCGCGACAGCGCCCGTGTCGTAGGACACGGACACCTTGTCGACCGACTTGGATGCCGTCGGCCCTTTCACCTCGCCGGGCGCGCCGCCGACCCCGGCGGTCGCCTGGTCGCGCTGCGCCAGAACGAGGTGGTGAGCCGTGACGAGAGCGATACCCTGATCCGTCAGTACGCCCCATCGATCCGGGTTCACGAGCGACGCCGCGATGCCCATCCAGAACTCAATGGATGCATCGGTGTACTTCGCCGGGTCCGCGAACTCGGGAAAGATGGTGCGAAAGTCGACTGGCGTCATGATCGTTCGGGAGATGCCCCGAAGGGCATCTTACCCCTTACTTCTTGTTGGGCTGCTTTGCGTCCGCAGCCTTCTCGCGCTCGGCAACCGCAGCTTCACGCGCCGCCAGCTCGGCGTCGCGCTTGTCCGCAGCCTTCTCGCGCTCGGCGAGCTTATCGGCCAGTTCCTGCAGGCCCTTCGCTTTCGCATCGAGTTCGGCCAGCAACTCGTCGGCAGCCGCGGCGGAGTCCGGATCGACGGCCGGCTCTTCGCCGGTGTGCGCCTTCACGAACCAGTGCTCGGCGACTTCCTTGTCGACGGTGTGGTTGCCGACCGGGAAGTCGAGCACCTCGCCGTTGTGCTGGAGCTTGAACGCCTTCTTGACGTAGATCTTCGGCATGCCGCTCTCCTTAGATCCCGTCGCGGTAGCCGATCAGCTCGGGGTACACCACTTCAACCACACCCAGGCGGCCGAAGTACGTGGTGAGCTGGCGGATGTCGCGGTACTCGAGCGGCGTGCGCTGCAGCGGCACCATCGGGAAGCGGACCTTGTCCTGCTCCTTGGTGTACGCCATCATGCGGTCGGCGTTGGCCGTGCCGCGCTGATACAGCCACTTCAGCGGCTGGATGTTCAGCGGACGGCCGTTGATCGAGTTCGAGATCGTGTTTTGCTTCAGGTATTCCAGCACGCTGATGTTGCCGGCGCTGGACACCTTCATGCTGACGAGCAGGCCGAACTTCGCGGGCGGCAGACGGAGTTCTGCCGGGCAGTAGGCGTAACCCGACGCAGCCCACACGCTGGTGAGCAGCTCGTTGACGTCGGCCAGGATCTGATCCGGCGTGGCGGTGCTCCAGTTGCCGGTCAAAGCGTTCGACAGGTTGGTGACGGCGGCATTGTTCACCAGGCCCGTCACGCCCAGCACCGAATCGCCGATGTACACCTGCTCATCGACGTCCATGTTGTGCTTGAGCTGCATGCCAGCGAACTTCTGCTGGTCCACCGGGCGGCCCAGCTTTTGCGCCGATTCCAACTCGGGGATCGTCCAACCGATCTGCATGCCCCACAGGGTCAGCGGGTTGGCCGTCTTGCCGATGTCCAGCGCAATGCCGGCGATGGCGTTGGCGTCCTTTCCGATCCAGGACTTGCCATTCGGCGATGCGCCGCCGGCGGCGGCGAAGCTCGAATTCGTGAACGACGACGTTTCGTCGGCGATCGACACGTCCTCGCGCAGATCGATGTCGCGAGACCAGGTGACCGACGCCAGCGGCATGTGCAGCGTCTGGTCGAGGCGTTCCAGTTCACCGATCAGGAACGAGCCCGTGCTGTCGATCGTACGGCTGTCGAACGTCAGCATGTTGTCGCGCGTACGCGCGCGGATGATGGCGGGCGCGCCGGCAATGGCAATGCCTGCAGCGGCCGCGATCAGCGATTGATTGTGTTTGCTCATTCTGAATGGCCCCTTACAGGTTGAACTCGATTTCGACGTTGCCGCTGGCGTCGCCGGCATTGCGGAACGCCGCACCGGCCATGACGACAGTGTTGGTGCCGTCGGCTGCAGCCTCGATGCCGCCGATCACCTTGGCGCCCGACGGAGCAGCCACGCGGACATAGACCGCGCCGCCGTCGGCCGGCGTGCCGGCGTTGCACTGCACGGTCATGTAGCCGCGGCGCATGACGTCACCCACACCGGTCGTCGGCGGGGTCGAGGTGCCGATCGGGTCTTGGCTGCTGCGCGTCGGGAACGGGCGCACCAGCAGGCCGATGATCACCGTGGCGGCGTCACCGGATGCCACCGGGCGAATCTTGCCGTTGACCTTCTTGACCGGGATGCCGTACGACGCGAACGGGAAGCTCGAGTCGAAGATGCCCGGCTCGATGGTGGCTTGCGACGGACGCGAGACATCACCGGGAATGCCCGAAGGCATGCGATACAGGTATGCGTTGCCCATGTACGGGACTCCTTAGTTGGTGGAACCTTGGCGGTCCCAGAATTTGCGGTTCGCCGCGTTGATGTCGGCCACGGTGCGGGCCTTGCCGAAGTCCTTGGTCGTGATGCCGGTCTTTGACGTCGCGCCGTTGTTCTGCGCCTTGACCATCTCGCTGGCACCCATGAAGGCGGCGTGCACGAGGGCGGCCGGCAGGCGCTCGAAATCGGCCGTCAGGCCACCGAGGAACGGCGTGATAGCGGCGCGGCCAGCGTCGGTCTTGTAGGCCAAGTCCAGAGCCTTGCGCTGGCACTTGCACAGTGCGGCGGCACGGTCAGCAGTCTCCATCTTTGCGTCAAGCGTCGGCAGCTTGATGCCAGGCGCGAGGATCTCGGCGCGCGACGGGATGCTGGCGGCGGCGTCGCCGGTGTACAGATCGACCTCGGACTGATTGAGCTTGCCGGCCGTTTCGGCCTCGGTCAGATCGCCCTCGTCGCCGGTCTTTTTCTTGCCGTCGTCTTCATCGTCGTCATCGCCGTCGCCCGTTTCCTTGGCCTTCTTCAGCTCTTGGATGTCGGCGTCCATGGCCTTGAGCTTGGACAGGATCTGCGTCAGGGCGTCGCCGGTCTTTCCTTCCTTCTCCTTGGCCTCGCGCTCCTTGCGCTCTTCCTCGGATTCCTCGTCCATGGCCTCTGCTTCCTTGGCGAGTTCCTCTGCCGATTCGGCGTCCTTGGCCATGAAGGCGGCGCGCAGGCGGTCTGCGAAGCTGCGCTTGCCCTTGGGCTTGCTGTCTTTGGTCTTCATCTCTTCGGGTTCCTTATCGCCAATGGCGCAACGCGGGCCGCAGCGGCCGCGCTCCACCAGGGCTACGTGGTTGACAACGATGTTGCGCTGTACCCCGCGCCCGGGTGATACCTGTTCGTAGTCGGCCTCGTAGCCGAGGCTGACTTCTTCGATGCCGTCGTCCTGTATCGCGTCGATGGCCGCCTGGTCGGTGATCAACAGGTCGGCGATCAGGAGGTCGTCCTCGATGCCGGAGCCGCGACGCAAGTTCAGCATCGAGCCCTTTCCCAGCGCGGCGAAGTTGGCCGGCGTGACGAAGTCCTCGGGGTGATCCAGCGTCACCGGCTTGCCGATGCAGCTGGCCAGCGTCTCGGGACGGAACACCTCGTCAGGCGTGCGACTGATGCGGATGAGGCCATCCGGGCCGGGCTCCACGGGCACCTCACCGGGGCCGTAGATCATCTCGCCGGTGCGAGCGACGGGCACCTCCTCGCAGAGCAGGAAGCCTTCGGGCGTCAGAGAGCGCTTTGGGCCAAGCTTCTGCACGGTGTAGAAGCGCATGTTCAATCCTCGGGAATCACTGGTTCCGGATAGCAGCGGCAGTTAGGAAACTGGCCGGCGTGGCCGGTCATGCCGTCCAGCTCGGGCGGCTTGTCCCACGCCACGAACTGGCCATTCATCTTTCGGTGCGACTCGCGCACGTCGCCGTCGCCGGAGGTCCGCCAGATGTAGCCGGATGAACCGATGTGCTCGGCGCGGGCCTGCGTCAGCGCGGTCGCTGTGCGCGTCACCTCGGTGCGAGCGATCAGGTCAGCCCGGCTCTTGGCCACGTCGCCCGATTCCTGAATCGCTTTGGAGATCTCGCGCGCGCGGCCGCCGTCTTCCAGACCCTCGATCGTCAGGCGGTGGACGCGTTCGGCCGCCTCGATCGGGATTGACTTGATCAGCCCGACCTGTTCGGCCATCAGCGCGCGCATGATTTCGCCGGTCGGCGCCGTGCGCAGCTCCATCTGGATGGATCGCGACATCTCCTGCGCCTGTGCCATCCAGGCCTGCGCGTCGCGGCGCTCGACATCAGCCAGCATCCGCGCGGCGGTCGCCTCGGCCCACGGTGTCAGGGCTTCGGCATACCGCCGCAGGAGATGCTCAATCGTCGGAACGACTGCGGGATCGCCAGGCGGAAAGCCATTGACCAACGCGCCCACCTGCTTTGCGACCTGCCGTAGCTGCGTCCGATACAGCCTTTCCGCGCCGCTGGTCTTCACCCGACTTACCGGCTTCTTGCGGCGGTCGGTCGTTCGGGTCATCAGCATTGGGCAGTTCCGTTTCGGCGGCCGGCGGCGGCTCGTTCTCCGCTTCCTCGATCTGGTCGTCGGTGATGCTGGTGAAGACGCCGGTGCTGTGGCTCGAGTGCCGCAGTTCCTTCATGGCCGTCGACGTGTCGATCAGGCCAGCATCCAGCGCTGTCACCACGGCATCGGTCGTCGTCTTGGCGTTGTTCGCCTTCTCGGTGTCGGACAGTTGCCAGAGCGACGTGAAGCTGTAAGCGAAGCCCTCGGGCGGCTTGGTGCCAAGTTCCGAGCGCAGCAGCACATCAAACAGCCGCGTCATAGGGCTGCGCAGGCGCCGCTCTTGCTGCTGCTTTATGTTGTCGTAGTACGTGCGCAGGTCGCTCTCGCCCGTCGAGTTCAGTCCGGCCGGCGATTGTCCGAACAGGCGCACCAGCGGGATCTGCAGGGCCCCGGAAAGCTGCTGGCCGAACTGCATCAGGACGTTGTCGAGCCCCGAGAACTGGTAGGAATCGACCTGCATCTCGTCCGCGGCGTCGATGAGGGTCATGCCCTCGTTCGACTGGAAGCGGCGGATCATGTCCACGTTCTTGCCGAGCGCTTCCAGCGCCGGGCCGCCCATGGCAATGATTTCGCGCAGCTTCTCGATCTTGAGCGTGCGCAGATGGGCCTTGTAGACCAGCTGAGCCGCGCCAACCGTCGTGCTGTCGAAGGCGACCAGCCGATCAATCAGCCGCTCGATGACCGATTGGCCCCACAGGTTCTCCGCGATCTTCTGCCAGTACGGCAGCTCGACGCCGTCGATCCGCAGCACCCGGCTGTAGTGGATGCGCTGGCGCGGAAGAGCCATGCTGTCGGCCACCACGTCGTAGTAGCGCGGCATGCCCATGTCCGGGCCCATCTCGGTCACCAGGTCATTGAGCGTCGGCTGCACCAGCCAGCGGTCCAGGACGAACAGACCCTTGAACTGGTCGCGGCCAATGGAATCCGGTCGGAGCGGCGTGCGCGGGTCTTGCCCGTCGATCAGCATCACTGCCAGCGCGCCGCCGTACAGTCGCGCCCACTTGATCGTGTCGTTGACGCGATCCCACAGCGCCATGCGCTCGAAGCCAGCGGTCAGCTTGTCGCGATCACCCGGGTCGAGCTCGGCATCGATGTCGACGCCGGCCCGGGTCATGTCGTCAGCAACCACATCCACGGCCTGCCCGACCACCCACGAAGAGCGGTACATGGCCTCCATCTGCACGCGGTTGCGCGAGATGAAGTCAAAGCCGTAGTTGTACTGACCGGCCTGGTTGTTCGTGCCCAGGCCGACGCGCGCCTCGAAGTTCTGGAAGCTGTCGCCCGCGACGTAGCGCTTTGCGCTGGCGGACAACGCCACGTTGGTCCGGTGCTGCCGGACCTCGGCTTTGCGTTGTTTGCGGTTCATTGTGCGAGCTTCGTCCAGACGTCCAGTGATCCAGCATCAGGCGGGAAGCACATAACAAAGGCATCCGCCAAGTTGGGCGACGGCACGGGGCCGCCTTCCCGGTTGGGCTTGGCCAGATCCTTCTTGCTTTCCACCTTTACCCGACCGTTCTGGTCGTAATCCCGCTTTGGGGTCGATAGTTCATCGATCAGACGCTCCAGGTACGGCGTCTCGCTAGAGATGCTGATGAGCTGGTCGTCAGAGTAGGTTTCGCCGTTGCGCACGGCGTTGAATGTGTTCCGAAACCGGTCAGCGACCAGCCACCAGGCTTGCGCCTTGATGTTCGAGAACATGTCGCTGTTCTTTATGCCCGGCTGGTAGTTCCGGTCAGGCTCGTACACCGCGCCACCAGCGTTGAACTTGCTGTAGCGCACGAGGAACGTCTCGCCTTCATTGCGGCGCGCCTCGTTGATCTCGGCGAACTTGGCGCCAACTGATGCGCCAACGCCGATCGAGTCATACGTGACGGCCGCCTCGCGTTCCTTGGCGGCGTTGTAGGTGCGTTTGCAGGACTTGAGCAACTCGTCCTCGCCGGCCTTCCACTCGTCCGCCCACTCGACTACAGAGCCGTGGGCGTAGACGTTGGCGCACTTGTCTGCGCCGCTGTCGGCAACGTCGAACCCTATTCTCTTGATGCCGCGCGGCGGGAACCCGAGTACCTTGTGCGCATCGATTGCGGCCATGATCCACGAGCGCTTAATGATCGAATCGTCGTCATCGTCGCGCGGCACGCCTAGATAGACGTGCTCGTAGCTGTCATAGTCCTCCGCCTTTGCCGACTCGATGATTTCGAGCATCGTGTCGGAAAGGAACGGGTTCTCGACGTAGTTGATCTGCCGGACAACCGTCTTCGGCGGCGGGTTCGTGACAAAACGCCTGTAGACAAAATCTGTCGACAAGCGCGGGTTAAAGATGATCCAGAACTGAGAGCCAGACTTACGGAGCGTTGGGTTCAGGATCTCCCACTGCTCTTCCGTCAGGTTGTGGGCTTCCTCAATCCAGCAAACGTCGATGCCCTCCATCGACTTGATTTCATCGATGGAACGCCACAGGCCGTAGAACAGGAACTCGCTGCCGGTCGCGACGTTGATGATCTTGTCGCGCTGGATGTCAAAGCGATGTTGCAGACCGAACCGCTCGATCTGCACCTTCAGCAGCGAATAGACCGATTCAGCAATCTTGTTCTGGAACTGCCGGGCGCAGAGAAACCGGATCTTGTAAGTGTTCGTCAGAAACACGGCGAAGCCTGCCGCATCCCATGATTTCGAACTAGCCCGTCCTCCATGGAGAACCCGGTTTCGTGCCGGTGTTGTCCAAAACTTGCGGAGTGCCGGGTTAAGTGTCGCCTTCTTCGTCTGAGCCTGCATAGAAGTGATCCAGCCCAGCGGGCGCCTCCGTGCCGCCGCCGTCGTGGGCGCCCGAGATGCCGTACGCCTCGCGCTCCAGGCCGATCAGGGTTTTCAGGGTTTCCGCCAGCTGCTTCATGCTGGTCACGCGGCCAGCGCTCGAAATGACCTTCTGGTACAGGTCGTTGCGCTTGTCGTTGCCGCGGTCATCCGGCTGGCGGAGCATTTCGCCAAGCTGCTCGAACAGCTCGCGGTTCTCAGTGACACACTCCAGTTCGCCAAGCAGCGCCATGGCGAGGCGCCGGGACCGAGCAATGTCACTCCGGTGCGCCAGACGGATGCCGGCAATGACCTCAGCGTTCGCCTCAACGATCAGCCGGTCGGTTACCGCCTGTTCGCTGGTAACTTCCTTGGTAACCGTGCGGGTGGTAACCAGCGCATCGGCCTTTGCCTGTATGCGTTTGGAGAGATCCCGCTCCCACCCGTCACGCTTTGCCCGCTTCGAAATCGCTACATGCGAAATCCCCTGCGAGGCAGCAATCTCCCGCACCGACAGGACGCCGGCGCGGTAGTCCGCTTCGATACGTTCCCAGTCTGGCGCGGCCTTTTTCTCTTGCGCCATGTATTTGTCCTTTTGGTCTCCAGAAAGACAACGCCCGCCGGCCATATGGCCAAACGGGCGCCGAAGGCTGCCTTTCGGGCAACGGAGGAGACACGATGAAAAGTGTTGAGGGGCCGGCGCTGATCTCCGGCTAGCTATAAGCCCGCCCGCGATTGCGGTGCGGCGGCAACGTGCGGGATTCCTCCCGTCGAACTGCCCATTCCCTCACCCAAACCGCCAGCCCGTACGCCGTCATGGCGCGCTTAGCCCGTGTGGGCAGCCTGCGGTTTGGGTGAAGCCACTCACAGCCTCGTGCGATTGGCGATGGCACAATCTGATTCCGCATGTGCGGATACAACGGAGAAGACAATGGCAATATTCACTGCCGAGGAAGCAAACAAGAAAGCGCTGGAACTTGTGTCTGAAGCAATCAAATCTGGATCGCTTTCTTTCGAAAATTTCACCAAGTACGCTGATGCCCACCGCGGTGGCACCGCGGCCGCTACATTCGTAAATGAGCTTGTCCGCGGCTTAGCTGTAGAAATCGCGAAAATGTAAGAGACAGCAGGCCCGTCAGTCAGTCAGTCGGCGTCCTTGGTGAACAGTGCCTCGGCGCGCAGCCGCGCCAACGACATGCGGGCGACCTTGCGGGCCTGCTCGCGCTTCTCGGCCGCCGCTTCCTCTTCCTGCTTCCGCTCCAATACCAGCATGGGGTCGCGGTAGCAGTGCGACGGGAGGGCGTTGGACGTGTGCATGGCCGGAAATGCAAAAACCCCGCTCAGTGGCGGGGTCTGTTGTGCGTTTCTCCTGAGGACGCGCATCCCTCCAAATGGATGCTGTCGCGGTCAGGACCGGTAACGCCGCAAGGGCTTCAGTAATCTACGCGCAGGATAGAACATTGGCGCAGAGTTTACAAGGGGTTATTTGCCGCTGCGGCGCGCTTTCTCTTTATGACAGCCGCCAGACCAGCGCGGTCCACCTCCACCGCACCGAGCGTCACCGCGAGCGCCCGCTTCGCCTTGCAGATGTCGTAATGGCTGTGTGGGGTGCCGGACTTCTGGTGCCAGCGGCGCGCGATGCCGATCTTGTCGGCCATCGCGTGCAGCTCCTCCTCTGTGTCGGCCACCATGTGGAACATGACCATACGGCCGTACGGCGCTGCCATATCGTCGACATAGACGCTCATGCCGGCACCCCGCTCGTCATCCGCTTCACCGCCGCCGCCATCTCCGCGCGCGCCACCTCCCCATCGATCACGTGCGCCGCGATCGAGTGCGCCTTTGCCAGCCGCACCTTCCAATGCTTGAGGGTGTGGTGCGATGCGCCGTACTTGCGCACCAGGATGCGGCAGACGATCTCGGGCGGCAGTTGGTGGACGTAGTAGTACTGGAGCAAGCGCTTGGCGATGGGGTCGGAGATCCGCTGCCAGGCGCGCTCGACCAGCCAGCCGTCGGCGACGTCGCGCGGGATGGCCGGCTCGGACACGATGCCCTTCTCTGCGTCGCGCAGGGCCGTGGCCAGCTTTGCCCATGAGGCGCAGCACTGCGGCTGCGAGCGCGGGTCACGCACGACCCGGGCCCAGTTCTCCAAGCGCTGTTCAATTCCCATTCCCCGCTCCCTCAGCTGTTCAGTTCTTCAATCGTCCAGGCCAGCAGATCGACCTCGTCTGCCTTCACCTGTTTCAGCGCCATGCGGTTCCCGTGGATGCCCGTCTTGCCGCGGTGGTGCTCCGGGCAGAGCGGCACCGCCAGCCAGTTCTCTGCACGCTGCGCCATGCCCTGCCCCTCGCGCACATGATGAATCTCGGCCGGTGTCTCTCCGTATCCGAGCCGGCGGCACAAAATGCACCCCAGAGCGGCGACTCGTCCCAGGTATTCGCCCTCGGCGCGGGTCATCGCTCGAAGCTCCGCAGCACCGATTCGACCGCCTGCTCGGCCGCAGCTGCTGGCAGCGCAGGCCACAGGTACCGCTGGGCGTGGCCCGTGCGCAGGAAGGCAACCGCCGCCTCGTGGAAGTCGCGCATCTCGTGGTCTTCCAGCTTTGCGTACGAGATCGATTTCGGTACCGGGAAGACGCCGCCCTTGGGGCCCGGCATCCAGTCCACGTGCCCGGCGCCCAGTTTCAGCCACAGGCGGAACTGCTCGAAATCGCCGATGCGCTCCTGCGCCTCAAAGACGCGCTGCTCGAGCGCCATGTGATAACGATGGAAGGGGCCGCTGCGCTCCTTGTGCGTGACGACCTCGATCATCTCGCCCGGCTCCATGCGCATGACCGTGTTCCAAAATCGACGCCACTGCTTTTTGCCCTTCTCGCCCAGCCCGTCGACGGTGCCGAACAGCACGCGGCGCACTGCCTCCGCATCTGCCTCGGGAATCTGCGCGCCGGGCTGGCGTACCAGTACGATTTCGCTCATGCCGTCACCTCAGTGCCCGCACGGCAGCGCGCCGCGCTCGTCAGTCTTCGCGCCGCAACCCAGGCAAATTCGGCCGGCATTGCGCTCGCGGCGTAGCTCCAGAGCCAGCAGGAACAGCCGCGTATAGGCGTGGCCCACAACCCCGACCTCGTTCCTCTGCTGCGTACCCTTTTCTGCGTCCATCACACGATCCCCTTCTTCTTCAACCACTCGACCCGCGCATCGGCGACCTGCTCGATCACCGGCGCGAACTGCTTGCACTGCTTCTTGAGCAATGCCACGTAGCGCACCGATGGCAGCTTTTCCTCGGCGCACTTGCCGCGCCCATACACCGCTGCCGCCGGGTCCAGTTGCAGCGAGAACTTGCTGCAGTCCACACAGCGAACGTCTGTCATGCCGCCCTCTCAATCGCCTGGCGCAGCATCCGCAGCGCCATTCCGTTCTTGACCTGATCCGTCGTGAAGCGCAGGACGCGCCAGCCCATCACGGCGGCCGTGGAGTACTTTTCGCAGTCAGCCGCGAAGCCGGAACCACGCGTATGCCGGCCGCCGACCCAGGTGCCGCCCTCAATCTCGACCGCGATCTTTCGGGCCGGATCGGCGAAGTCCATGCGCCATCGGCGCGGCGGAGCAAAGCGGTGTTCCCGTTCGAAGCCCTCAATGCCATCGGCCCGGAGGTGCAGTGCGAAGGTTTCCTCACCGACGCTCATGCGGCCCTCGACATCTGGCCCGGCAGGCAGCCGTGAAAGAACTTGTAGGCCCGCTCATGCTCAGCGATGCCATCGCGCTGCGCGGCGCTGAGCAGCTTGTCGATGACGCCTTGGTCGTCGACGCGCTTGGCCACACGCCACTTGAACCACTGGAAGGGTTCCGAGGCTTCGCGGCGGATACCCAGCGCTTCGCCCTTGGCGAGATAGCCTTCGTCGGTCTCGTGCCATGCCGGCCCTGCCTGCACGGCCACCGGCTTGCCCAACTGCCCGAGGTACTGCTCGAAGTTCGACGCGCGGAAGAGCGTCGACGGGCGGAGGTACTGCTGCATCTCAGGGTCGGCGCCCCACTGGGCGACCTTTGCGTCAATGACGCCGCGCACCTGCTCCACCGTCGCGCCCGACTTCAGGCGATCGCGGATGAGCTTCAGGTTCGAATCGACAGGCCGATAGGCGCTGTCGGTTTTCTCGTTCAGGTAGGCGAGAATTTCCCGGGCATCGTCGGGCTTGCCCGACAATGGGGTTTCTTCTTCCTGTTCTTGCTCCTGTTCTTGTTCTTGGCTTCGAAGGGGGTTCGAAGGGGCTTGCGAGGGGCTTCCGAATTTTCGGCAATTCGTCATACAAAAAGCCGTACCGTATTTCTCGAAAAATGGCTCCAGGAAAGGATTTGCGAGCAGCTCGTCGTACTCCTTTTGAACGCTCTTGACCTGGTTGTCCTTGGGGCTCAACTTCTCGGCGATCTGGTAGGCGGCCATCTCATGCACCCAAACCATCTCCGAAGCCTCGTCGTAGGAGCAAAACCCCGCTTCGATGGCCCTTTGAAGGCCCTCCGAAGCCCCTTCGAAGCCCAGTCCAGTTTCGTGCGCGATGGTGCCGATCGACACGTAGTACAGCCCGAGCATGTTTGCGTGCGGGCTGGTCATCAGGTACAGCGCCACCAACTGCGCAGCGGGGCCCTTGGCGCGCAATTGCTTACCGGTTGCCCCTATCCAGAACTTCGGGCCGACTTTGCCGTAGGAGCGCATTACTGAAGAGCCTCCATCACGACTTCACACCAGATTTGCGCTTGGATAGCGTTGATCGCGTTTCCGTAGGCGCGCAGGCGTCCCACTCGGGCGGGAGCCCCATTAGCCAGCGGGAATGTGCCGGGTTCAACTGGCCGCCACTTTCCATCCCGGCAGAAGAGCCAATCAGCATCTCGCCAGAGGCCGTTAACCGGGCCGGTTGAGCATTCGGGTGCGCCTGCTCGATCATTGACAAGCCCATGCCATTGCCCGTTTTGCCCGCCCATTTCTCCCTCAATGCGGCGCGCCGGGACTCCTTCGCTTCCACAGATCCCTCGTTCGAGTTCGCGGTCGGCGTGGCCCACCCCGCGAGGTGTGCCGCATCCGTCGAAGTCAGTCCCGGGTTGAAGCCCCGACGCTCCCGCGCCGAAGGATCTTCCGGCGATCCCGGGTTGTGAGCCGTCGGCGTTGGCCAGCCGGCCAGCCAAACCGCCCGACCCAACAAGGAGTTCAGCGGCACGTTGTGGCATTCCTCGCCGTCCTTGTGGTCGCGGGTTGTGGGCGTCGGCCACCCAGTAGAGGCGGTCTCGGATGTGCGGGGCACCGACGCTCGCAGACGGGAACGGGACACACCCGAAGGCGTAACCCATTTCTTCCATGTCAGCCTGTACAAGGTCGATCCAAGGATCTGCGTCCTTGCTCGCAACTTGCTCTCCAAGGATTCTTGGAGGACGACGCTGCTGGATGAGCCAATGCCAACTTGGCCAGAGGTGCCGCTCGTCATCAAACGCAAGTCCTTTGCCTGCCGCGCTGAAAGGTTGGCAAGGACAGGAACCGGTCCAAACAGGTCGATCATCTGGCCAGCCGGCGCGGCGCAGTGCCAGCGACCAGACGCCGATTCCGGCGAAGAAGTGGCACTGTGTGTAGCCTCGGAGGTCGTCAGGTCGAACATCCTGAATGTCTCTCTCGTCGACGTCGCCCGGAGCAATGTGGCCTGCCGCAATCAGATTGCGCAGCCACTGGGCGGCGTATGGGTCGATTTCGTTGTAATAGGCAGCGGCGGTCATTACTGGAACAGCGCGCCCTGCTTCTGCGGCAGCTTCACGCTTTGCACGCTGCGGCCTGTAACCCCGCACTGGCGGCGGCCACCGAGCACCAGGCGACCAGCCGCGATGAGTTCGTTGCGGCGGCCGGACACGCTGGATTTCTCCATGTGCAGCGCCTTGGCGATCTCCGCGATCGTGGCCGTGCCGACGCGCTCGACGTATTCGACGATGCGGTCGCATTGCGCTTGGCCGAGCATGCGGAGGCTGCGCGAGTGGTAGGCGTCAATAGACGTTTCGGTGACGGCAGTCCTCATGCCACGCTCCGCAGTTTGGTGAAGAGGCGCATTTCCACCTCGCGCTCGCGCTCGACTTGCTCCAGCCGCTCGCGCAGCAGTCGGTTCTCCCGCTCCAGGTCGCTCTCGATCCGGCGCAGGCTGCGCGGGTCATAGCCGCGCTTCAGGAGCCAGTAGTGCAACCAAGCTTCGCTGCCGCACGCGTCCATCAGCGCATCCAGATGCTTCTCCGACAAGCGGGCCGTGCCTTGCTGGGCCTTGGCCAACGTCGCGGGGTCAATCTCAATTTCGATCGCCACGGTCTTGTCCTGCAGACCGCTCTTGCGCAGCGTGTCAGCGATGACCTTCGCTTCACTGGTCCACTCGGACCATTCCTGTTCTGTGATGGCGCGCAGCGGGCGCTGGACGCGCAGATCAAGGGGTTCAGCAACGTGGTCCATGTGAATTGAATGTCGTTGAAGGTCGACTTTTGGCTCAAATAAAGGCGCCGATGAAGGCGCCCTGTACTGCGAAAACCTGATGCCCTACTACCTCTTCCCGTTCTTCCGCTTCGGCCGGCCGTTTGCCACCTGCACGTCGTCGATCGACCTGATGCGGTCGACGCCGTCGACCAGTTCGGGCCAGACACGCGCAAGCAACTCGTCCGAGAACATGTCTTTGCGCGTCACCAAGCCGCCGGTCGCGTCCTCGATCGGAATGCCAAAGGGGACGGGGACAGGCCGCTCACCGCTCGCCCATCGACTAACATCAGCCGCATGGGCGCCGATCGCGCGGGCCAGCGAAGCCAGCCGTCCTCGTTTTTGGGAGAGGTAGGTCTTGAGGTCCATGGACACACTATAGCGATGCGCTAAAGAAAGATCAATAGCGAATCGCACATTCCATTCTTTAGCGATTTGCTATGGAATCGCGCGCATGAAGACCATCGACGAAATCCGACTCGAGAACCTGCTCACGGCGATCAGCCGGGCAGGCACCGCAACGGCGCTGGCTGAGAAGTCAGGCCTTTCTGCTGCCTACATCAGCCAGATCAAAAACCGGCAGCCGGACAGCAAGACGGGAAAGCCCAAGAACATGGGCGACGATGCCGCGCGGAAGATTGAAGTCGGCATTGGCGAAATGCGTGGATGGATGGACGTGGACCACTCCCCGACCGGTGCACCCTTCCCTGTCAAGACCAAAGATCGTGCAGATCAGATTGAAGTAAGCCTTAACGAGCACACGAAAGCGCCCTCTTACAATCCGGGGTCAGCACCAGCCAGAACGCTTGCAGGCGTCGCGGTGCGGCCGATTGTTACTTATGAGAGCCTGGAAGAACTCCCTGAAGAGTCAACGGTTCTCATCACGAGGATTGATGTGGAGCTGTCTGCGGGGAAAGGGAGGGAGACCTGGCACATCGAGGAAAAGGAACCGTTGCCGTTCCAAGCCGATTACATCCGGCGCCTTGATGCGAAGCCGAAGAATTTGGTTGCCGTGAAGGTCAACGGCGACAGCATGGAAACACGACTGTTTCATAACGACACCGTGATCGTGGATACGGCCGATAAGCGGGTGCCGGCCAACGGCGGCGTCTTTGCCTTGGTGTACGCCAGCGAGCTGCTGGTCAAGCGGCTGTTCCGTCTTCCGGACGGCGGCCTCAAGATCGTCAGCGACAATGCTGCGCGCTACGAACCCGTGACAGTCGCTCCGGAGCAAATCGACCACGTGAGCATCATCGGCCGGGTGAAGTACCGCTCTGGCATGGGTGATTTCTGATGTCGCGCCATTCCGCCGTCGTCGCCGCCGCCGTGCTGGTAGCCTCGCTGGCGGTACCAGCCGTAGCCAAAGACATGTCCGACGCCGAACTAAAGGCTGTCGGATCTATGTGGAAGCGCCGATGTGCTGATCTTGCCGCAGCAGAAGCGCAACCAAAACTCGAAAAACGCTGCCTCAACGGCGTTATGCAGGGGCTGAAAGAGGTCGACGATCTGCGCACGGATAACTCGATCTCCGAGCAGATGTGGGACATTTGCAAGGCGGAAAGCGGGTTCAACTACACCGGCGACTTTCACGCCTGGGCCGCCTGCATGCGCGTAGCCCGCACACGGCCGGGCCTCCGCGATTATTGATAAATTGACGAACCGCTCGAATGCGAAACTCTTCATATAAGCCGACGAGCAACCGGGCTTCCGAGCCGGCCGGGTCCATGCGTGAACAGAACCATTCTTCGTGGCGAGCGGTCTTAACCTTCGCGGGACACGCTCTGGCCGGCGCGGCAATTTTTGTGATCCTTGCGCTCCTTGCTGTTGGGCTTGGAAAGTTTGTACACTTGCTTGAACAGTGGGGTGCATCTGAAACGATGGTCACCTGCCTGACTGCGCTGGAGTACGTGATCTTCGCTGCCGACGCTATATCACTGATGTTGTTCCTATGGAACGCAATCCGCGCAGCCCTGAAGGAGATGAATTCATGAGCAGAGGATGGAAAACGTTCGTTGATGCAGCGAAAGAGACGCCCCGCCTCTACTTCGCTCCGCTTGTCGCCGTGGTCTCTTCCATGAGCGACGTCCAAGCGCAGATGCTCCGCTCGTATGGGAAGAAAAGCCGCGCGAAGACTGTTGACACAGCATTCAAGATCAACGGCCCAACAAAGCGAAAAGTACGAGGGTGAACTCGTGTGCCCAGACAGCAAGGAGCCCGCTTAGCGGCTCTTCTTGTAGGGAGAGGCCGCTTAGCGTCCTTCCCTAGCCTATTAAGCCCGCTCCGCGCGGGCTTTTTTGTTGCCCGTGCGCTACAGCAACGCGCTAGCAGCCGCTAAAGAAATTTAGCGATTCCCTAAATTTACCCCTTGCACTTCTTTTAGCGCTTCGCTATAGTTCCTCCATCGACGCACCACACGGTGCCAGCAGATGGAGAGCAGCGATGACCAACGCAATCACCCCCACGGAACGCCTGGTGTGCCAAGCCCTTGTGGCCGACGGCATGTACTGCGCGGACCAAGGTCTGGACGACACGCACGCCTACATGGCGCCCATCGCGAACGCTTTGCTGCGCGGTGACCTTGGTGATCCGGCCATGGCCTCGCTGGGCCGTGAGCTGGTGCAGCAGTTCCTGCGGGACATCCGCAACGCCGTCGCTGAGGAAGAGAAAGCCGCCGACGCACTGATCGCCGAAGAGGAATCGCGCGGCCGGCTCGAGCGCTCGCTCGGCATGTCCATCCCCTACGCCGCCTGAATCATGACCTACGAAGAGACCCGCATCGTCGTCGTGATGTTTGGCTTCGTCGCGATCCTCGCCATCTTCGCCGGTGTCGCTGTGTGGGCGACGCGCGGGAGCGGTGAGATCGAGACGTTCATGGACGAACTGGAAGAAGAGCGCGCCCAGCGGCGCCGGTACTGACAAGGGGAATGGAAATGGAACGCCAAGAACTCTTGCAGCAGATGCGTAGCAAGTTGCAGAACGCTGGGATTGCGTTCGAAGACATCAACGTGTTTGGCGCGATCCGCTGCAACGTCCACGTGAAATGCGTTTCGCGAGCTACTGCACAGAAGTGGGCCGAATTCTTGGCTCAAGTCTTCTCGGGTTCGCGCGTGACCGTGACACCGACGATTTGGAATGCCAAGCGCAATTGCGGGACCGTCATGTGCCCAACGATGCGCGAAGGATTCCTGATCGCGGTTGCAGGTAACGCCGCCTGACCACCAAGGAGCCTGACAGTGCTTCTTTTGATCCTCCTGCCATTGCTGAGCCCAGTTCGCGTGCTGAGGCATCGATGGCTAAACCGCAGCAGACCGATCGAGTCGATCTGCGCTGCGCCGCCCAAGTGTGGGCCGGAAGAATACGGCTAGCTACTGCCTCGTCGCTGTACGCGAGCGGTGGCGAGGCCGAAAACGAATGACGGATTGAGGTACGCGCTGATACGCGCCCCGCCCTGGGTGACGGGATTGTCAATAAAGCGGGCCGGCAAGTGTTCCGGCTCGCTTTCTCCGATGAGTGGATTGGGACAGTCCATTCCTCAGAGAAGACCGCCGAGGAGCCTGACATGCACCTGACCGACAACGAAGCCGCAGCGCGCGCGGCAGAGCGCGAGAACCAGTTCGCGCGCAGGGCCCGCAACAACCGACGCCTGAACGCCGCTGTCCTGCTGCTGATCGCCGCCGCGACTGCCGCGTACTTCATCCCGCCGCAATGGGGTCTGTGATGCGCGTCCCCTGCCCCGAGATCGTCGACTACCACGAGTACCGCACGCTGGCCGAAGCTTTCGGGCCGGGTGCAGAGCTCGCCAAGCAGCCCACTTGGAAGGACTGGGCCGCAGCAATCGCAACCGGCATCGGCTCCGGCGCGGTGATGGCTTTTGTCATCGCGTGCGCAGCTGGTGCTCTGTTTTGACAACAACGAGGAGAACACCATGACCAAGACCATCGACATGCAGACCGTGGATTCGTCGCAGATTCACGCCATCGGCCACGACGCCGAGACCAACACGCTCGCGATCCGCTTCAAGAACTTCAAGGGCGAGGTGACCAGCCTCTACCACTACAGCAATTTCAGCGCCGAAGAGTTCGAGGCGTTCAAGAACGCCGAATCGATCGGCCGCCACTTCGGCGCGTTCATTAAGCCGTTCGACCAGAAGTATCCGTACACGCAGATCGAGAAGACGCCGGCCGCCTGACGCGCGCCGCTGCCAAATCAAACGGAGAGCACAGTGAGCACTGCTATCGCCACGCGCAGCGAGTTCGGAGCGCAAACCACAACCACCGCAGTCGTCGAAACGACGTCGACCGCCGTCGCCGCGCAGGCCAAGGCGATGGTCGAGGCGCGCTACGTCATGGCGATGCAGCGTCCGCGCAACTGGGATCAGGTGCGCCAAGACCTGCTTGCCGAGTGCCGCCGGCCGTCGTTCGCGCACAACAAGAGCGCCTACTACCGCAAGCCGATTGGCAACGGCGTGGAAGGCCTGGGCATCCGGTTCGTGGAGGTCGCGCTCCGCTGCATGAAGAACGTCCTCGTCGAGACCTCCATGATCTTCGAAGACGAGAGCAAGGAAATCCATCGCGTCAGCGTCACTGACCTGGAATCGAATGTCACTTATCCCTTGGACGTTCGCGTCTCCAAGACCGTCGAGCGCACAAAACCGATGGATGACGGCTCCTACATTTCCGTGCGCAGGAACAGCTACGGAAAGCTGACCTACACGGTACCGGCCAACGATGACGACCTGTTGAACAAACGCGCTGCGCAGATCAGCAAGGCTATCCGAACGCTCGGTCTGCGTATCGTGCCAGGCGACCTGCAGGACGAGGCCGAGGCGATCATCAAGCGCGTCCGCATGGACGAAGCTGCGCGCGACCCAAGCGCCGAGCGTAAGCGCATCGCCGATGCGTTTGCCGAGATCGGCGTCAAGGCGGCCGAACTCACCGCATACCTGGGCCATCCGCTCGACACGTGCTCGCCCACTGAACTGGTGGACCTGCGCGGCATCTATGGCGCGATCAAGGATGGCGAGGCCACCTGGAAGAGCGTCATGGAGAACAAGGCGGAGCAGTCCGGCTCGTCGAGCGGCGACGGCGCGGACGCCGAGGGCAAACAGCGCCCGGCATGCACGTCCGAATCCTTCGAAAAGAAGAAGGCAGGCTGGCGGAAGCAAATCGAGAGCGGCGCAAAAACGCCGAACGAACTGATCGCCATGATCGAAACCCGCGAAACCCTGAACGATGAACAGAAGATGGAAATCGCGTCGTGGGTCGCAAAGCCGGAGGGCCAATAACATGCAGATCCACAACCTCGTTCAGGGCACGCCCGAATGGGAGCAGTTCCGCCTGACTCACTTCGGCGCCAGTGAAGCGGCCGCCATGCTAGGCCTGTCCGACAAGGTCAAGCGCACCGAGCTGCTGCACATGAAGCACACGGGTGTCGCGAAGGCGTTCAGCGACTGGGTGCAGGAGAACATCCTCGACCACGGACACGCTGTGGAAGCGCTGGCGCGCCCGCTCGTCGAGGAAGACATCGGCGACGACCTGTATCCTGTGACGTGCTCCGACGGCGTTCTGTCTGCCTCGTGCGACGGCCTGACGATGGGCGGCGACACGGCATTCGAGCACAAGCAATGGAACGTCGAACTGGCCGCCATGGTCGAGGCCGGCATCGTGCCGGATACCCACATGCCGCAGTGCCAGCAAATCCTGCTGGTCACGGGCGCGCAGCGCGTGCGCTTTGTGGTTTCGGATGGCACCCGCGACCGCATGGTGTTCGTCGACGTGCTGCCCGATCAAGCATGGTTCGAGCGCATCCGCGCAGGCTGGACACAGTTCCAGAAGGATCTGGACGCCTACACGCCGGCCGAGATCATCGAGAAGCCCGAACCGGCACCGATCATGGCTCTTCCGACCTTGTCGGTACAGATCCGCGGCGAAGTGGTTGCTACCAACCTGCCGATGTACCGGGAGGCCGCTGAGCGCTTCATCGCCTCGATCAACCGCGAACCGTCGACCGACGAGGACTTCGCCAACGCCGAAGCGACGGTCAAGTTCTGCGAAGAGGCCGAGAAAAAGTTGGTCGCTGCGCGCGATGCGGCGCTGGCCCAGACGTCCAGCATCGACGAATTGATGCGCACGATCGACCACGTGAGCAATCTGCTGCGCGCCACTCGGCTCGATCTCGACAAGCTGGTGAAGCGCCGCAAGGAAGAGATTAAGGCAGACGTCTTCAACAAGGCGCGAGACGCATACAGCCAGCACCTGGCGGACATCAATGCAGAGCTGCGCGTCGTCACACTGAACTGGCTCCCATCACCCGACTTCGCCGGCGCCGGCAAGAACAAGCGCACGATCGCCACGCTGCAGGACGCCGTCAGCACGTGCCTCGCCAACGCGAAGATCGCCGCCGACGCGAGCGCCAAGGAGGTGCGTGCCAAGTTGGCGGTGTACCAGGAGCATGCAGACCATCACTTCCTGTTCAGCGATCTGCAGCAGCTGATCCAGAAGCCGATGGACGACTTCCGACTGACGCTGACGAGCCGCATTGAGGCGCACGTGCGTGAGCAGCAGGAACGCGCAAACCGTGCGGCACAGGAAGCAGTCGCGCAGTCTCAGGCCGAGTCTGCTGTCGAATCGACCGTGACCGGATCTCAGTCGCCCATGGCCGCGCCGGCGCCGTCCGTGACGCCGCTGTTCTCCAAGCCGCGCGCAGCGCAGGACCGCCCCACCGATGACCAAATCATCGACGCCGTCGCCCTGCACTTCCGCGTACACGAATCAAAGGCCATCGAATGGCTGATGACCGTTGACCTGAAAGCGGCCGGCGCGCGCCTGGCGGCGGCGTTCTGACCATGGGAAAGGGCAAGAACTCCGACGTGTCCGGCCTGGTTGCCAGCAATGCCGCCAAGCGTCGGCGCACTCACAAGCGCATCGTTGCTGCGCTGAAAGAAGCTGGAAGCGCGGGCTTGGCGTTCCACGAACTGCGCAAGAAGGCGGTCACTTCGGACACAACGTTGCGCTCCATTCTCACGTCGCTTCGTGAAGACGGCGCGTTACACGTGGGCTGCTTCAAGTTGATGCGTCGCCAGCTTGTCCCGTCCTATGTGCTCGGCGCTGGCGTGGACGCATGCATTGACGATTACCGTCACCTGCAAGAAAAGGCGACGGCAGCCGAAGCTGAAGACGCAGAGGAAGCCGCACGTGCAGAGATGCGCCGCCGGCACGCAGCATGGCAATCGAAGTTTCGCCCGCACCGCGACGCGGCGGCCGCCTGGATCACGGTTTGAACGAGGAAGACATGGGACTGGACATTACTGCATACAGCAACATCAAGCGCCTTGAGGGCATCCAATTTGATGAAGACGGCGAGCCCGTGAATTTTGACGGAGACTACACGCGCCTCTATGTTAATCGTGACTTCCCTGGGCGCGCCGATGAAGTGGAAGACGGCAAGTGCTACTCCACAGAGGGCGAACATCACGCATTCAGGGCAGGTAGTTATGGCGGATACAACTTCTGGCGCGAAGAATTGGCGCGCATGGCGGGCTATCCGGCTACGGACTATCGCGTCTATGGCCGCACCGAGAAGCGCCACGATGCAGGCGCATGGGCCGCTGACTCTGGCCCATTCTTCGAATTGATCTGCTTTTCGGATTGCGAAGGCGTCATCGGGACGGCTGTTTCTCAGAAGCTAGCAAAAGACTTTGCTGACTTCGACGAAAAGGCAAAAACGCACGAACCGGTCATCCCCTTCATGCAGGGCCGCTTTTATGACCTGTATCAGCAATGGCGCAAGGCGTTTGAGGTTGCCGCACAGAACGGCGTCGTCAAATTCCACTGATGCAAGGGACTCCTAACATGCCATCCGATCTGAGAGAGGCGCAGGTGGCGAAGCTGCGCGAGAAGTTTGAAGCCCACTTTGGCAATGACGCAGAGCGGCTTGAGCGAAATGCTGATGGTGAGTATGTGCATCCAGCAATCCACTTCTGCTGGGTGGACGGCTGGATTGCCTGCGCCAAGCACCTTGAAAAGGCGGTGAAGGATGCGGCCCGCTACCGACAGCTGCGCCGCGGCCAGAAATTCAGCATCGTCAACGGAATCGGCGACGTGTTGCGCGCCGAAGAACTCGATACAGCCGTTGACGCCGCCATGGCCGCAACAAAGGGAGAGAACGATGCTGAGTGAAGCAGAACTGGTGCAGCGCGCACTGGACAACATCTCGCCGGATGTATTGGCTGGCGACCACGTTACAACGTGGGACATCGTGAAGGAATCCATGCACGTTTTCTTGAATGCGCTGGCCGAGCACAACCGCGCGCAGGCTGATGCGCGGCCAATCTACCAACTGCAGCTGATGAATGGGGACTGGCGGGACCAGACCGAGCAGAGCTATCAAAACAACCAGACGCATTTTGCCGACAAGACACGAATCGTCTACACCGCCCCGCCTGCCGAATCTGCGGGCGTGGGGTTGAGCGAAGACGAATGGATTGACTTGGCGGGACGCCACGCAAATTCCGATTGGGATGCCAACGAGCCTGACGGTTTCCTCAACGCGGTGAAAGCGCTTGTAACCGATGCCCTCTCCCGCACCCATGCTGCGGATGGGGAGACGGGCGAGCGCAACCGCACGAATCCTGATGAGCCGAACATGCCAAAGCGCGGCACGCTCGCATGGCTGGTGCGCCTCTTGCAGCAACTGCAAGCGCACGGCACGGCCAGCGAAGCCAAGGTCTACATCAACGATCCGACGTTCGGTCGCGTTGAGGTGGGTGGCGCGCTCTACGGCATCGCAGATGTGGAACTGACACCGAACGATGACGATGAACCGGAGCAAGCCGCCCAGCAGCAGGATGGGGAGGCGGCCACACAGAGCGAAGCGATCTGGAAGAACGGCTATGAATGCGGCCTTGAGGCTGGCAAGAAAGCCGCCCAGCAGCAGTCCGAGCCTAGCTTAGACGCAATTGGTGGGCTCAAATCGCAAACCATCATCACGCTTCGCCAAGTTGATGCGCTGTTGGCTTTCTTTGGCGGCCACGATGCAGAGGTCGCGCTTGCCCAGTATGAGAACGGTTTGATTGCCTGGTGCACTGAATGCCCTGAGGAGGGATCGTTCTGGCTTGGCGCAACCGAAGTGGACGACGAGCTGGCAGATAAGGGCCGTAGCGAGGTGTCGCAGCAGGCCGAGCCGGGGATGGATGAGCCTGCTTACTATGTGCGCCGAGTACACGAAGGTCATCCACCTGAGTTCAACACAGTGGATGAGTTCAGCGATGGTCAAGGTGGCGGCGTTCCATTGTTTCGCAAAGCTAAGGTAGTTCATACATGCGATGGCGATAGTTTCGTGCTGGAGTTCGAGCGCTGGAACGCGGAAACGGGAGCATTGCCGCGCGGCGGTTCTTGGATGGCCGAAGTATCCGACATCATCCAGCGCGCCGCCCAGTCCGGCCAGCGGGCGGGCGTGGCGGAGGCCGTCATTGAAACGCTTCGAGGAATCGTCAACGCAAACTGGCGCACGTGGGATGAACTCGCTTCGCCAGAAGAATTCGAGCGCTGGGCAAAATCACGTGCAAATCATGCTCTGCATGTACTTGGTGCCGCCGCCCCCACGCAGCAGGAGGCCGCCAAATGAGCCAATGCAGCGCATACAAGCCAGGGCCGAACCTCTGTGCCAATGGGTTTCCGCAGAATGCGGCATGCATGGGCTTCAAGTGCCCGTCCTGTGGCCGCCCCTCAGACATTGTTCCTGCGTGTCAGAGAGAAGATCTCGGCCCTGCATGGCTGGATGAATCGGGGAAGCCGCGTCATGCAATGGCGCCCGCCACGCAGCAGGAGGGCGGGAAGTGATGGAGCCGCTTTGGTGGCTGACCAAGGATGGCGACCTTGATTGCCTTGAACTCTATGAGCGCCACTATTCCGCCTACCGCTACGCCGACGGACGGCAACGAAAGTTGTTCGTCGGCCCAGGCGAGAAAGTCGTCCTACGAACCCACGCCGGAGATGCCGTATTCGTCTGGCGCAAGTTCAAAGACGACAGCGGACAGCACGGCGTCAACTGCGCCGTCTTCAGGAACGAGTCACTTTACCGCAGCTCGCAACTCATTTGCCAGGCGGATGCAATTGCTGATTGCCTCTGGCCTGATAGCAGGCATTACACCTACGTCAACGCGCAAGCGGTGGCCTCAAGGAACCCTGGATTTTGTTTTCTCGCAGCCGGATGGCGACGCTGCGGACGAACAAAGGGAGGACTGATGATTTTGGAGCGCGCAGCCGCAGCCACTGGAGAGAGCAAGTGAGTGATCGAGAACTGTTGGAGCTGGCGGCTAAGGCAGCTGGACTGAAAAACGCCGAGTACAAGGACATGGAGGGTTGGGGCGAGTTTCGCTATGGGTTCTCCGGTGCCATATGGTCGGAAAGCCTAGGCGAGTATTGGAACCCTCTAGTAAATGACGGCGATGCGCTGCGACTGGCGGCAAAGCTGAAAATCTCCATCGATTTCCATGACTGCTGTGCATGGAGCCGCGGGATATTCGGGCTGATTCAGGAATTCTGGGGTGGTGACTATCCGGATTGCTACAGGAACGCCATCGTCCGCGCAGCCGCTGAGATCGGGAGGCAGAAGTGAGCGAGATGACAGTGCACGAAATGGCCGAGGCAAGCGGTGCACCACGCGTAGAGGAATGCATCGCAGGCGTGATGAAGCGATTCCCTGGCACCAGCAAACTCGCGCAGGCTCGGTACTACGAGGAAGTGCATCAGGAACTCGCACCGCTGGCGCGAGAGTTTGAGCGCGAGAACATACGGCTACGCGAGCAATTACAGGAAGCATGGCGCTCGCGCGCACAACCTAGCGTGCAGGGAGGGGAGTGATGAGCCGCCATCTGCGTGATTTGAAGAAGATGTTGGACAAAGCCACCTACGAGGACAGCTATGGCGTGCACGGTTCCGACTTCACCGTGTGTCGCATTTGCGAGCGCGAGTCCGGTGCGGGCATGTTGCGGAAGCCGAACTGGCATGCGAGCGATTGCCCAGTGCCGCGGCTACAGAAGAAGTACCAACGAGGGCAGCACTGACGAGGATGTTGGAGAGGGGCGCCGACGGCATTTATACCTGCGGCGCTCGGCAGGAATAATTGGATGAAAGACGAAGCACAACGCGTCATCGAGACGACGCGGAAGCACTGGCAAGTCGAGGTACAAAATGAAAGTCAGTCTTGAGAAGTGGGCGGCCAAAAACTACGATCCGGCGCCGCATATCGATACCCTGCGCGCTTGGGCTCGCGACGGGAAGATTTATCCGCCCGCGCAGAAGGTCGGCAAGGCGTACTACGTCGACGAGAACGCAGTCTTTTCGGCCGACGCACGCCCTCGCCTCGTCCATAGGATTGCCGCGTAATGGCCCCCCGTCCACGAATCCGCAAGCGGGCAAACTGGCCGGCAAACCTGCACGAGCCGCGGCAGGGCTACTACACCTTCCGCGACCCGCGCGACGGCAAGGTGCACGTCCTCGGGCGTATTCCACTCGCACAGGCCATCTTCGAGGTGCAGGAAGCGAATGCCTCAATCGAAGGCGGCAGTCGCCGTTCGCTTGTCGACAGGATCGACGCTGGAACAGAGACGATCCGTGATCTGCTCGCGAAGATGCCGACGGATGGAATGAAGCATTCGAGCATCCTTTCCTTTCGCAGCATCGACAAAAAAATTGCGGACGCGCTTGGGGACATACCGTGTGGCGACTTGACCACCAAAGCCATCGCGGAGTTCATCGAGGGCGTCTATGCGACCGGGAAGCACCGCACCGCCCTGAAAATCCGCTCGCGACTTACGAAGGTCTGCAAACGTGGCATTGCCTTGGGATGGATGACAAACAATCCAGCCGAGGCTACGGAGAAAATGAAGGTAAAGGTGAGACGAGCACGCCTCACCATGGAGGCCTTCCTTCGGATACTGGAAAAAGCCCCAGAGGTGAACTCGTGGATCGGTAACGCTATGCTGCTAGCACTGGTGAGCGGCCAAGACAGATCCACGGTTGCGCGTTGGCCACGGTCCAGCATTGAGGGCGACGTCGCG